GAGCCGCTAGCTGAATCATCAGAATCAGCGTTTGCACGTCGATAGAAACGACTCGCGGGTGATTGTCGAAGTAACCCTTCGCCGCTTCGATGTCACCCTGGCAAGCAATGATTGCTTCTCTGGCAATCTCGCGGGCAAGTCGCTTGTGGCGTCTGCGTAGCATTACTTCGCGACCTGCTCAGATGACCGCAGAGACTCGCCGACAATCCACGCTCCGAGCACCAAGACAGCTTGCGTGATTTGCTCGTCGGTAAACGACTGCAAAATGGGAATCTGATCGCGACCGACAGCGACAACTAGCCCTGCGATAGCGACCCAAAAACGACGCGACTTAACAAGCGATTGAAAGACAGACACGGCGGCCTCCGTTGTCAGATGGTTTCGAAACCTATCTTGACAACGATAGCAACATCGCTCATGCAATCACTAGCGATTATCGCCGCGTGTCTCACTATGTCTCATCATGGCTCGATTTGTCTAAGATGTTTTGCAATGCGTCTCTGGACCAGTAGACTTTCCGATGCATCACTAGCACCGGCATGGGCAGAAACCCCTGATGCCGCCATCGTGTTATTGTTCGCGTTGAGACGCCTAAAAAAATTGCCGCCTCTTTGCGGTCCAGTAACTTACCCTGCTCGATTTTTGTCATTGCCTCATGCCCTCGTCGTTTTTCGGCTCATCGCCACACCCCGCCAAACCTCCATTTTTGGCCCTAGAAATCGCTGGGATAGGCTGACGCCTAAAATCCCGTTGTTGCATCACTGCGCAATTCTAACGCGATGCTAGCCGCATTGCCGCATTAGTATCGTTCAATCGCTATCTCAGTTCTCGGCTGCGTCCCTGGCTCGCAGTAGTACTTCGCCGCGTGCAATCGAAAGACGCGACCGTCATCGGGATAGACGATGCCGTTGAGTGCATCCAAAATTGCCTTGCACACATTGTCCAGATCCTCGCGAGTAGTCTTGAACAGACTGCTGCCCTTCAGCGATTTCGGCTTTTGGTAAAACAGGTCGATGGATAACTCGATTGGCCCGTCGATAGGCTCTCGGCATTGCTGCTTGGCTAGCAACGCGATAGCCTGCTTGTATGCGTGAACAGGATGACGCTCTGGCATGTAGTTGACGATGTACGGCTGTTTGTTCGCCTTGTATCGGATCATGTGCCGCTGGCGTGGTTGTGCGACTGGCTCGCCCGGGATGGTTAGTTGAATCATGCTTCGCCTCGTGCTTTGTTAATCGCCTCGGTTGCAATCTTTACCATCCGGCATGCCAACGCCCCGTGTGCTGGGCTGTCGTGGAATTCTCTCTCGATCTTGCGTAACGCTTCATCCAACTCATCGCGACCTGATGCCGCGTGACCCGCTTGGTAGGCATCCCATGCGGTTTCGTTTTCAAACCCCCACATAGCTGGTTTGTGTTTCAATACCCACGCTTCAAACTGCTCTCGTAAACTCATGCTGCGTTTGCCTCCCTGTCTAAAAGTCACCGTTGAAATCTTGCGGTCCATCTTTTGGCAGGTACATCTGCCGTGCTGGATCGAAGTGCACTTGAAACCCACGTTTGACAATTGACCTATTCCTGTTTTTTCCAATAAAAAACTGGTAAAGATTTCTGTCTTTTGTTTCGTCGATCTTGTGAGGCCACACTCCGAACATCACAACATCTGCGTCTTGTTCGAGCTGCCCTGATTCTTTCAAGTCTCTTGAGACTGGTATAAAGTCTGGTCGCTTTTCAATCTCTCGCGACAACTGAGCAAGAGTAACAATTACCAGCCCTGTTTCGCTCGCAAGTTTGCGTAGCCGAATACTTACGTCTGACACTCGCTCATATGTGCTTTTACCAACGCCTTCCACAATCTGCGCGTAGTCAACAAACACGGCTTTGATACCCTCCTTGGCTTGCATGCCAACAACTAATTCGCAAAGCTCTAGTATGTTTTTAACACCCTCAAGAATGTAGCCCTCTTTGCGGTTTTTGAAGTGCTCAGAAACCTGCGTTGATAACTGCGGCTTCGAATACTCCCAGTTAGGCTTTGGGATGTCTGAAACGAATTGCAATGTTCTCTTTCCTAGTGCCAACGCTGACATCTCCTGCGAGACGATGGCGACTGGAAACTCTTCTGTCATGTGATGCACCATCTGCATGGCAATCGCAGACTTACCGTGACTAGGACGTGCCCCGATGATGATTAACTCTCCCTTGTCAACACCACCCTCTAACGCTTGGTCTAGCTCTGGGATGCCTAGACTAATCAAATCATGCGAAGCAACGCCAAGGTTCTCCACCACCTCCTTCGTTGCGTCCTCAATCGTCTTGACTCGTACCGTCGATACGCTTGCCTTTGGCTTTTCGGCAACAACCGGAACGCTGACAGGTGGTAGCCTAAACGATGCCCATTGCTTTTCTGGAACATCGATTAACCAGCCGCGTTCACAATTAAACTTCATCGCGGAATCAATCTTGTGCTCTATCTCCCTGTCGCTCCAAGCTGGCTGGCATCGCTGATTGAATTCACAGAACAACGACAACGCATCTTGCCTATCGAGTGCAAAGCCGTTCACAAGAATGTGAGCAACCTTAATCGCTGCGTTGTGCCCACCGCTACCGCTGACCGACGCTTCACACTTGCTGATGTATGCTGATGCGCGATCGACAACTAATGTGCTGTTAGCTTTCCTCTCGTACTGCTTCCATGATGGCTCAGGCTTCTTCATTTCAAACTTAGTCGCTAGCCACTCCAGCTCGGCTGTTATGTCCTCGACTTCTGTTAAAGCCTCATCTACCGCCAACCCTGTGACAGCAAAGTACCTGCCTGACTGATAGACCTCGATGCCGACGTGGTTCCCGCCCATCGTCTTTTTGTTCAAGTGCTCCCACTTCTTGGATGTCTTGCCAAACAACTTAACGCCTGTTTGCGATGGACTGATTTCGGCATACGTTCCAATTGTCAGGATGATCTCCAATGCCCATGGCGCAATCGTTCCCGTCTCTTTGTCTCTACATCCGTCTAGGTCGATTCCGATAAACTCGTCCTGGGAGGAAAATACAAAACCAATTTTCGGACGATCCATAACCTGGGCGTAGCTAACCCAAGTTTTTGCATCGGTGCTACTAGCTGGCTTGCCAGTTACCATCAAGGGGACTTTTCGAGCGTCGATAAGATCCCAGCAAACCCACTGGTTGCAATCGCGCAGCTGTCTTGGAATTGTTTTCATGATGGAATCCTCGTTAGCCAGTCATCGTTAGTCATATCCACAACTGGGGATCGCTTCATGTCGAGCCATTCGGCTTTCAATCCAGTCCACCCGCGAGCCATGCATTCCACCAAAGCATCTTCCAACTTCCAACCCTTTTCCTTTGCTGCCTTGCGATGCTGTTCAACAACCAAGTCTGTGACAACTGACCTTTTCGCTTTCCTGTGAGCCAGCCAATCTGACCAAACCTTGTCGGCAACATCGCTCGGCTTTGTAGCTTCGGAAATTTCTTTACTATTCTTTCTATTACTCTTCTCTTCTCTTCTCTTCTCTATGTTACTTTTTGGCGTTACCGTAACGTTACGCGTAACGTTACTATTTTGACTGTGAGTTTCGCGGTACTTACGCTGCCTTTCAGCGTTCTTTTTTCTTTGCTCTTCCGCTGGATCGACATTAAATTCCCCAAAGAAAGATGGGAAAACCAGCCCGTTATCATCCTCGACAACCCAGCCCACCCTAGACATCGCCTCACCAAAACCAGCTAGGTCGGCTATGTCATCAATCACAGAAACGCTCAATCCAGCAAGCACCAAATCGTCATCAACACGCTTCCCTTTGTGACGCACAACGCCCCAAACAGAAACAAGTGCGCCAACAGTAACGTTACGCATAACGTTACGCGTAACGCTCATGTCACACTGGTTAATCTGGTTGACGTATCGTGCAAGGTCTCCGTCTCCAGACATTAAAACATCAGCCATCACGCAGACCTTCGGATCTCGGTACAAGTCTGTTCGCATTTTGATCCAATCGCAAACCATGGTTACACCCCGCCTTTCAGGTCAAAACGAATCTGCCTGATTCGCTCGGCTGTAGCTGCGTCAATCCATGGTCCCATGTCGTAGAATAGGCTTGTGCCTTCGCTGTCTGTATGTCGGTAACGAAACAGTCGAGACTCACCGGACCAGAAATTTCCTTCATATAAGCAAAACGACAATTCCGCAGCGTGCGTAAACCTGCTTTTTGAAACTTTGCATCGCATGCCCCATTCTTGAATGTATGCGTCAGTTACTCCTCCTGGCTTATACTCAACAAGATCAACAAAGAGAGCTGGCCCAATAAACAACAATTTGACAAAATGCCGAGCAAAATCGAAAACGTAATCACCGACTTTTGACCAATCTGGCTCATACTCAATGGCTGAGCATAGCCGCCATCGCTCGTTGTTTGCCTCGTCATACATTCGCAACCAAGCGGCAAACATTGCCTCTGATTTGGATCGATATGTAACGCCCCTGTACTCAGTTGGAATTGCCCTCAACTGAGACTTATCTACGTGTGTAGACATAACCCTACCCTCCTAATAACAGAATCCTTAATCCTTGTCGCCTGACTACCAATCAAGGCGGAATGTTGGCGCGGTTGGTAGTACCGGGTCAAGGACCGGGCGCACAGAAAGTGCCCGCGCACAACACTCCATGTTGAACTCTGAAAGATTCCTAGACTTGCTGGACTACCAATCCCGCATCGTAAATTCTCGCATTTTAACCAGTCCTTGTCAATCATTTCCGCCTCCTGTGGTTTCCTAGCTACTCGTGCTCGATTTCCCAAGCCTCGGAAAAGTCCCTGTCCTTAAACATCTCAGCCAATCCGCTTATCTGCGTTAGCCGTAGCACCTCGTCTGCGTCCATACCAAGCTCTTTGCCGATCTTTTCATCGGACCAATTCCGACGCTTAAGTTCGACTACGATTTCAGACATAGAATCAACCTTGTGAGCCCCCCTAGCCCTGTTGTGTCTAATGGTCGCCGCCATTCGATCCGGCTTATCTGTTCTGTCGCTCTTAATTCGCACCACTGGCAAGTATCCGCGTACCCGTTCCTTGACTGGCTTGCTCTCCTTGCCGACCCTGTTCCTGTGGAATCCGTCAACTACTTCGCTACCTGCTGCCGTTGGCATTGTCACAATCGGCTGCGTGTAGCCATCTTGCAGAATGCTCAGTTCCAGCAGTTTCATTTCCGTTGGAGCTACGCTATTGGGGTTGTAGTCGTTGGCAAAAACGGTCGCATTCTTGACCCACAAAACGCAATCAACAGGTTCCTCCGCAAATGGGCTGACCTCGTGCAACGCTGCCCTTATGATGTTCAATGCCGAAACCTTGTCGGCCAATTTCATGCATGATATTTTCGCAATTAATGGAGCAATATCGGATTCGATTTGCTTCTCAAAAGCGTCGTCGCCGTCAAACAAATTAAGCTGGTTCATTGTTGTCCTCTTTGAATAAGTTCCACTCCGCCCTCTTTCGTCTCATCAACTGGAGATACTTGTCGTATGCACTGCTTTTGGTTGGGCTAAACCCAAGCGTTTTCAACCAGTAGTCGTTCTTCAAAAGTGCTTTGGCTATCCGTCTCCAAGATGGCACCAAGTCCCTGGCTTCAAGATCCTTGTCGGCTGCGTCTGGAATGCCATCCGGATAGCCTCTTTCGCGATACCATTGGATGTACTTAGCTAGTTTGTTCTTGTAGTGTTCCGCTGTTCTTGGTGGTATTGATCCAAGAAGAAAACGGCAGAACGATTCCCAGGTATGACCCGCAGGAAGCGACACGCTTCTGTTGCCTAAAATGTTGCCTGACTCCTCGCCGTACATTCGGCCTGTGTTGGCACCTGAAACGCGACACGACATTTTCGCCCACAGCTTAGGTTCAATGATTTGATACATCCATAAACCCCTGCGTTGCGTATCTCCAAACGGCTCGTCAATTCGCATCTGCGCGAGTGTCAACCCAGCCTTGTGCATCAGGTCGTAGAGCTTGTTGTAAGACTTCTGAAACTTGCCTAAGTACGTCCAATCATCTTCGACGGTCCAGTCGTAAATTGGGTAAATGTTCCAGCAGTTGTCAACCACGTTGGTTGTGTACTGCCTGCCCTCCAAACCGATCTTGTCCGTCCTAGCTAGGCTCCTGAATCGGTTAAGACTTTCCGCAGTTCTGATGCCAACAAAACACGCACAGTCTTTGCCTTGTGAGTACCATTTCGCAAATAGTGGCGTGAACTCCTCAAACATCATTCCGTCCCAATAGAATGGGAACTTGTCCTTGTCCGTGATCGACATTTGGTGTTTGTCTCGAACCCAGATATC